CGTCTCCATCATCTGGAGTTACTGGAAATCCATAGCTGTTTCTGAGTAATCTAATGTAGTCCCAATTACCTGATGGTGGATTCCAAGTTAATTGTATAGTTTGATAATTGTAAGGTTTTGCAACAAAATTTCCAACAAGAAACTGAGTTAGTGTACCTGAACCATAGTAAACGCTATTGTAATAATCAATGCCATATGTAGCCAATTACATTCCACCTAAAAATAGATTTCCTTCAAATCCAACACTTCCACCACCAGCAACGTTAACTGCACTAAAATTACCTAAAGCATCTACATAGGCTAAAACTGTTCCGCTTGAATTTTTCCACTCTTGAAGTCTGGCAGATTGTCCTGACCTTCCTGTGATAGTAAGGCCTACGGTGCTTGTAGTACTTGGTGTTATAACACTTCCACCAGTATTTTTTACATACTGAGTATGCGTATCAGCAACAATACCAATTTCAATGTTAGATAAACGTCCAACAATTGTAGAATAATCACGACCATCGTTATACCAAGCGCTAGAAGAGGAAGCAGCTGTTGAAACAGATGGATTAACACCAATTGCGTTTTCTACAGCAACGACTTCAGCTCTAAGAGTATTAGGGTCATTAGCAATAACTAAATCAACAGTGTTGACCTTATCAGGACCAAAGTTAACTATGTTGGATGGGTATGCAGCAGTTGTCATTTTTGTCCTTAACTCACGATTCCGCCGATAGGAGTGATAGTAAAGACTCCAGCTTTAGGAAGTTCATTTATTGCACAAGGAACACTATTAATTCCAGTTGTAGCAATAGAGGACGTCCATAAACTAGCGCCTGTAGTGGTTCCGCTACCGCCTGCATTAGCAGATAAGGTAATCGTTCCAGCCCCCGTATTAAACGACGAAATGGTTGTTCCAGAAGGTATTGTTACAGTTCCTGTTGAACCTTGTAGCAAAGCCACTTTTTGACCTACCGCTACATTTAAGAATGAAGTAACATTTGAAATTGTTGGACTTGATGCAGAAATATCACCAGAAAATGATGCGTCTGCTCTTGTTAAAAGAGTAATATCAGCGTAATCAAGTCCTGATACTCCAGCAAGTGCTTGATGAATATATTGAAGAACTACATTTTCTGCAAAAATTACGCTTGTAAAATCTAAAATATTAGCTAATGCTTGAGTAATTGCTGTTCTAACATCTGATTGTTTGTATTGACTAAGAATATGAGCATTTAACGAAATGTTAATAGGAACATATTTAGGAGGATTTACTGTAATAGTTGTTGTGGCAGGAGCTTTATCGGTAATATAGCTTACTAAATCAGTAACTGCGTTATTAAAAGTATTAGTTACGGCACCAGTTAAATCTACGCCAGGAGTTCCAATACTTGTATCTCCAAATGGAGCAATGTACAAAATAATATTATTGTAAGCAGAACCAGAATCTGCAATAGCTTTTGCAATACTTGGAACTTGAACAGCAAGTGAAGAATAGTCATTTAAAGAAACTGCTCTACTTAAAGCTGTGTAAGATAATGGTGCGTTAATACGTATGCTGTCTGTGGTTTCTTGGTCAGAACCACCTGTGGCAGCAGCCTGATTTGTTACCCTTACACCAGCTAAAATGTTATTAAGTTGATAAGTAAGGGTTCCAGGACCAACATTTCCCAGTGCTCCTCCACCAATACGATATGTAACATAAATAGAATTAACAGGAGGAATACGACCACTTACTCCATTGCCAAAATTAATATAAGAAATGTTGTTAGCATCTGTATACACAACATACGAAGGGTCATTAGAGCCTGCATCAATAATATATGGTATTTCTGTATAAATTGTTCCTACAGGAATTCCACCAATTAAAGACCCAACAACTATGCTAGTAGTGTTTGCTATTAATGGGTTTTTAGAAAGAGAAAAACTTTGATTTACAGAGCCATTAGAGTCTCCAACATATTCATAGGCAATAGTTTGTCCTTGAGTAGCCGAAACTGTGGCAGTACTATTTCCTAACACAAGCAAATCAAAATCTGTTTCAAAAATAATTTGAGTATTAACGCCATTAACAGTTGTTGTGGTAGCAACTTGAGTAAGAGCAGGAATAGTAACCAATGAAGTTGTACTATTAGTAAAGGTTAATTGAACAGTAGAAGGGGCAGCTGAGCTTGGGGTATAGCCAAGCATTTGAGCAATAGATAAAATTGAAGCACGTTGAGTTGCTGTAGAAATAAACCCTTCATTAGCTGAACGGTCAATATAATAATTGAGCATATCTCCCATATAGGAAAATAGCTCAATAAGGGTTATTCCAAAATCTGAAGCGTCTGTAGATGTCCATTCTGGCAAAAGAGATGGAATAAGGGCAATCATGTCATCGCGAATGGCGGCATAATCTCTTGAGGTGTAATCCACCTGAGGGATGTAATTTGATGCCATTAGTACTCCTGAATAATTTCGCCAGAACGAGTAAGTGTGCCTGTTGTAAGAGAAATCTGCGCTTTCTCCTTATTAGGCAGGGTATAGTCAATTGTAAGGCTTAATACCCCACTCTGCGTGTCCATACTAGACCGAACATTGTTTAAAACAAGATAAGGCAAGTAATTTTTAAAAACTCCTTGAATACTAGCCTCTACAAGATTAGCGGCATCAGTTGAATTTTGAAATAAAGCGTCTTTAATTCTTCCACCGTATTCAGGGCGAAAAACTCTTTCACCTACCTCTGTCATAACAGCTGCCGTTACACGACTTTGCCAAATAACCCGAGGGTCATTAGAAGACAAGATTGAACCTGAGTTGTCTATAGAAAATGGTAGAACAATTGCTCTTTGCATTAGTACACTCCCATCCATACTGGAAAGTTAGAATCTCCGCCTTCAAACATAACCCAAACTCCTTGATTTATATTTGGAGCGTTTCTATGATAAGTATGCTCTGCAGCTGTTAATCCTAGTTCAGAGCCATCCGTTTCAAGTGGGTCAGTACTTGTTTTATGTGGATGTTTTAATGAACCAGAATTGCCAGAATGACGAGCGTTAAGAGTAACAGTATGCGTATGAGAACTTGACCCCATACCTCCGTCATTTACAGAGCTTGTTGTAATAACATCCGTATGGTTTACAAGAAGAGCTGCTACCTGAGCAGCAGTGTGGGCAATGTGGTCAGGATGATTAGCATTATCAGTTACTGGAAGACATGGGTAAGCCCAGTTTGTAATGTTAGTATGAAGCACTTGAGGCACTTTTAGTTTAATGCGATTAAGGTTATCTGGGTCTTCATTGTCTATGCAGATTCCTCGATAAATGCCATAATAACGATTATCGTCCATTGGCATTCCTTATTTTAGCTAATGCTGCAGGTGGAGTTTTTTTCTCTATGGTTAAAGGCGCTTTTAAATTACCACCAGTTCCAGACCATTTATAGGTAGGAGCAGATTTAGAAAGCACTTTAGGCACATTTTTTACTTTAGAAAATGGAGCTTTAGCAGACTCTTTAACACTATGTCCCGTTTTCTTTAATGATGTTTTTGGTTTTGCATTTTTTTGTTTAATTCCTGGTTTTATTACTCTTTTAATATTTTGACTTGGCAAGTTAATATTTTGATTATCTGTCCATTTAGAAGAAAGTCCTAAAGAATCTGTACCAACAGTTAAAGTAGAGTAGTACTCTGAATTTCCTCTAATATGTTGTTCAGAAGACAAAACAATCCAATAGCCAGAGTAATCTTTTCCAAGACCATCTAAAAATATTGGAGAATCTGGCAAAACTGTTGGATTTCCTTGAATAACTACCTCGCCTCTATAAGCATACCGATTTGCCTCATCCGCTGCATCTGCTTCAGCTTTAGCAATACTATAGGTAGGAGCTACAGTGTGAGTATGATAAGCATCAAAAATAGGAACATTAGATTTTACTCTAGTAGTTTTAATAGGTGTTTGATTTGTATGCGCATGGTCAGTTGAAGAGGTTCTATCTACACCAGAAATAGCTACAGTTGTTTTTTTAGCTCCTGCATAAGGTATAGCTTCACCAATCATAGGTTTAAAGGAATAAATACCACTTGCTACTGTTTCAAGACCTCTTAAAGTGTAGTAAGCAGCCTCTTGACGTAAATCAGTAAAATCTTGAGTTAATGGTTGAAAAATAATGCTTGTATTGTCAGCTTTTAAAGAATATCCGTTTTGTTTGGCAAGTTTTACCATTAACTCCCAATCAGACATTCCTGCTTGTGAAATTTGGTCGTAAACACGTGTTGTTGGAATAGCAATATATGAAAAATTATTAGTATCTGCTATATCTGCAATTACTTGGTCAGCTGTAGTATTTGTCCAAACTTTTTGAGATTGTTGTTTAAATACGTAAGAAGCGCCAATAAGATGTATGTCAACATAATTTTTTTCTGGTGAAATATCAGGCTCAATGTGATGAACATAGCCGTTAAATGTTCTAGTGCTTCCAAAGCCATTAATGGTTATAATAATAGGTGTATTGGCTGAAATTGAGTCATAAGAAACTGCCCAATCAATAAATCGAACTACAGCAGTTTCGTGCTGATATCTAGAATGAGTCGAAGTAAAGCTGTACCCTCTTACTAAAGGTATGCTTAAAGTAGGAAACTCAACGTTTAAATGACTAAACACGAGGAATCCTTAAAATAGTACCAGGAGCAATATTTGTATAATCAGTTATTTCTGGATTATATTCAGGAATAAGCCACCAATAATCTGAACGTTTATAATATTCATAGGCAATAGTTTCTAAACGTTCGTCTTGCATATAGGTATGTTCCCACCAGCTAAGTTTTCCTGGAACATCAAACTCATAAAACACAATAGGGTTGGCGTTTCCATCTTGAACAAAAGAAACATAGTCAATAAGCTGAGTGTAATACCTAGAGTTTTGGTAAATCATTGTCCAACACCTCCAGCATTTGTTAATGGTTGAATATTTGCTCTTAGGTCTACCGTTATAGAAACGTCTGTTCTAATAGGCACAAGGTCTCTAGTAAAGGCAAGGTGGTTTACTCCAATAGAGGCCACAACTCCTACAAATTTTTGGTTTCCAAGGTCAAGACGGATAAGAGCAGGCATTAAGTACCCAATATTAGAGGTATCTCTTCCTCCTATACCTTTCCATCCAGAGCCATTAACAGTTTTATATAAGTATTCAATGTCTGCCTCTGTACCATAAGTCATAAGTTCTGCAATTTTATCTGCAAGATTTGCATCAGCAGTGACTGGGTTTCCTACAGTATAGTATTTAGTTAAATTTCCAGCTATTACTGCGTTTGCAGCATTCATCTGTTCTATTGCAGGGTTATATCCATTTTGACTATTCGTATTTGGTAAAACAATAGTTGTACTTAAATCATTACGTTTAAAACTTTTTGCGCAAGCAAAATCATTTGTTCTGTCTAAACGAATAGTAAAGCTCATTGTAGAATTGGCAGCAGCAAAGCCAGTCAAAGCAACAGTAGGGTCAGTATTGCTTGGAGTAACGCTCATGTTTACCTGAGTGTTTTGACTAAATGTTTCTGGATTCCATACAAACTGAAAACCATACTTATTTATAGAAGTTGAACCTGGCAAGGCGGCCCCAGTTGCGGGGTCTGCTTTATACACACCCGTGCCTTCATAATCTAATTGATTAACAGGTCCAACATATCCGTTGTAATACCAAATACGTCCTCTACGATTGACATGAAAATTTTCTTCTTTGTGAGGAACAGTATCTGGAGCAATTAAGTCTGGCTCTACAGGTAAACTCCACGCATGTGGAGGAAGATTCCATAAATAATCTGAAGTAGGAAACTCAGGCGCAGGTTTAGCTTTTTGTGGTTGTGGAGTAGTGTTTGCTTTAGAACCACTTGGATACGGATTAGAAGTTGTAGGGGTTTTATCAATAATCGCTTTATTTTTAGCAATTTTATCTGTAATAGTTTTAATTTTTGCAGTTGCTTGTGAAACAATGCCTGCAACTGTTGCTTCATAAGTTTCTAATTTAACCCTATCACCAGCGCTTAAGGTTGCTCCAGGAGTATTAGTTCCTGTTGTTCCTGCTGCCGAACCATATTGAGTATTTTGATTTTGATTAGGACCCCAAACACCATTAGCAATTATCGTTTTTAAATACGTGTCGGCAAGCTTATTTATTTTTAATTCTTGATTAAGACTTAAAGGGTCGTATTTAGATATAGGTTTATCTAAAGACTGTTTAAGGGCTATATTTGTTTTTTTAAGATTTGCTACCGTAGTAGTATTTTTTGCTAATAAAGCGCTTTGTTTATCGGCAGCTACAACTGATTTAAACTTTGTATCTGTACTTACAGCGCTTTTAGATTTAGAAATAACTTTAGGAGCAGTCATCAGCTATTTGCCACCTTTGCACGTATTCCAATAGAATTAAATTCTTTTTTAATAAGAGTAGCCAAAGCCTGTTCATCAATTTTTGCGCCATTAGGTAGATTTATTGGAATAGTAACTCCGCCGTAATGAATAACTGTTCCACCAGCAGTGTTAGATACCTCTAGTGTACCAGTTTTAGAATTTGTATAAAGGTATTGTTGAGCCATATTAGTGCTCGTAGGTGAGCTTCCCCCATCAGTGCTTCCTTGTCCAAGGCCACTACTACTTACAGAGCCACCAGACATTGCTTGTGAAGGGTTATAACCCATTAAATCATTCATAGATATAGTTGAAGAAATAGAACCGCTCATGGTGTTGTTTGTAAATCCAGATAAAATGCGCCCTAAATTTCCTGGCATACTGGTAACGCTTCTATGAGTTTTAGTTAATAGATTGCTATTAAGCGCTGTTCCAGTAGAGCCATTAATAAGGCGACGGCAAGCAGCTACTCCCTTTAAATTTACACTAGCAGTTCCTACAACGCCTCCAGTATGAGGAGCTTGAATAAGAACATTTTTACCCATATAAATAGCTACGTGATGGGGCGCTTGAGGGTCACCAAAAAACAAAAGGTCGCCTGGTTGCGCTTGAGTAGGTTCAATAGCTGTTCCACAATTAATTTGCGCATAGGTAGTTCTAGGAAGCAGTACTCCAGCTTTTGCAAAAACATATTGAACAAAAGAAGAGCAATCAAATCCTCCCTTTGTAGGACCATTAATA